GATAAGGTTGAGGCGATTAATCGAATGAGTCACATGGGTGCAGTTCGAGGCACTCAGGCCATGACTCAATCAGGCGTTGCCATGCAGACAGAGTTTCAGATGCTTAACGCGAAACTGTCAGAAAAGGCCGACATCCTTGAGCTTGCTGAAGAGCAACTGTGGGAGTTGTTCGCTGAGTGGCAAGAAGTAACCCCAGACGTTGAAGTTTTCTACCCTGATGCTTTCGATTTGCGAGATTATGACAAAGAATTAATATTCCTTCAGCAGATGCGATCCAGTGGTGTTAAGTCGGTCACGCTAATGCAGGAAATTGACAAACAGATTGCTGACTTGGTTCTTGATGATGAGGCTTTAGCTAAATCACACGTTGAGATCGAATCCAGCAGTCAAATATTAGGGCAGTTTACGCCTGAAGTTGTAGAGCCGCTAGAATAATGCCAGCAGACGTTGACCAGTTACGGTCGGTAATAGCTAGAGCAGACAGGCATCAAGAAAGACTAGCTGCCGCTTTGCTAACGCTGGAAAACCGCATTACTGATCTGATGGCAACTGCTCCGCTGAGAGATGGTGAGCTTTTCGATCTGGAGTGGGCTATACAGGCAAGGGTTGAGCTTAGACAAGCAATCGAGGCCGAGTACCTGTCAACCGTTGATGGTCTGGTTAGAGAGTATACCGTGATAGCGGATGAAGTCGCTGCCATGCTTAACACTTACGGCAATGTGACCAAGCTAGACCCGAACGTTATCTCTCAGCTTCAGTCGATGACATTTAAAGGCTTAGAGGACTTGGGGCAGAACTATCTGGATGCTGTGGCTAAGGAGCTATACGAAAGCACTTTGACTGGTGCAACGTTTGCTCAGAGCTTGGCAACCATTAAGGCTTCTGTTGATTCTAACCTTGGGCGTTATGCAAGTCAGGCTTTGCACGATTCACTGATGCAGTTTGACGCAACCGTGAACACCAAGATCGCTTTGGATGCTGGGGCTGAGAAGTTTAAGTACTATGGCCCAAATGATGATGTGACGCGAGAGTTCTGCGCCCGCCATGTTGGCAAGGTTTACACTAAAGAAGAGATCGAGCAGGAGTGGTCTGGAAGTTGGGCTGGAAAGATCAGCGGCGATCCTTTCGTAGTACGCGGCGGCTATAACTGTCGTCATAGGTTCAGAGGAATATTTGAGGATTAATCATGCCGCAAGGTACAGGAACATACGGCTCTAAAGTAGGCCGTCCGAAGAAAAACAAGAAAGTAAAGAAATAAACAACTTATGTTACAATCACGACTCACCAATACTCTTTAAGAGGCACGTCACATGAGCGATGAAATCATGGAAACCCAAGCAGAGACTGAAACTGTGGCAGTAGAAAGTCAGGACAAAACATTTTCACAGACAGAACTAGATCGAATTGTTGCGGATCGAGTTGCTAGAGAACAGCGCAAATACGAGAAACAATTATCAGGCATTGATATTAACGAAGCCAAACAATTGTTACTCGACAAAGAAGCGGCTGAACTTGAGCGACAGAAAGAACGCGGAGACTTTGAGTCAGTTCTAAAGAAAACTGTTGAAAAAAAAGATCAGGAAATTAACGCGTATAAAAGCAAGCTGCAATCAACCTTAGTAGACGGCGCTTTACTAAATGCGGCAAGCACTAATAACGCGGTAAGCCCTGAACAAGTTTCTGCATTGTTAAGAAACAACCTGCGACTGTCTGATGATGGCAGCGTGGAGGTTCTTGACAGCAATGGCACGCCAAGGTATAACGATAGCGGAAATCTGCTGTCAACTGGTGAGCTGGTAGCGGAATTTTTAACAGCTAATCCTCACTTTGTCAGAGCCTCCGCAGGTGGTTCAGGCAGTCAAGGTAACGCTGGTGGCTCCACACAGAAGTCTCTATCTGTGGCTGATATGGTTGCTAATTGGAACGAAGGCGGAAAAGAAGCCTTTGCTGCAATGAAGAAGAAAGCGACCTAATAAACCAATTTTACTAATTTAATCTTTTGAGGATTTAACAATGGCTGCAACTACTTCAACTACCCTTGACGACTTATTTGTCAATATTATCGCTCAGGCGCGTTTTACCGCTGAAGAGCAATCTCTAATGATGGGTCTTGTTACCCAATACAACATCGGTTCAGATGCCGGTAAAGTAATTCAAGTTCCTAAGTACCCAGCTATCGCCGCTGCTGACCTTACTGAAGGCACTGACATGGGTTCCACTACCGTGTCAACTACTTCTGTATCTGTAGCTGTTGGTGAAGTCGGCGCTCAGGTTCTGTTGACCGACATGGCTGCTTACGGCGCTGGTAACCCTGCCCTTGAGCTTGGTACTGTTCTTGGTAACGCTATTGCTACTAAGATGGATACCGACTTGATCGCTCTATTTGCTGGCTTCTCTGGCGCTTTGGGTTCTGCTGGCACTGAGATCACTGTTGCTGACCTGTTTAAGGCTGCTGCTACTCTGCGTGCGAATAAGGTTACTGGCGTTATCAATGCCGTAGTACACCCTTATCAGGCATACGCTTTGAAAGCTAACCTGACCAACACTTTCGCCAACCCTAACGGCGGCGACCTTCAGAACGAAGCAATGCGGAACGGTTATGTCGGCACTATCGCTGGTATCAACGTATACGAGTCAGCTAACGTTGCTATTGACGGTTCTGGCGATTCTGTTGGCGCAGTATTCGCCCCAGAAGCCATTGCTCTGGCAATGAAGAAGGACTTCGGCATCGAGACTCAGCGTGACGCATCTTTGCGTGCATTCGAGTTGAACGCTACTGCCGTTTACGGTGTAGGCGAGCTGGACGATAGCTACGGCGTCAAGATGACTTTTGACTCTGTACTTTAAGTAAGATTAAGCCCACCTCTTTCGGGGGGTGGGTTTTTACTGAGGTATAAAATGGCATTTTCAACAGACTCAGATTTGACGGACATCGTACCCGACATTCTTACCCTTGGAATTACCTCTTTTGCCGATGAGCATCCAAAAGCTCAGGCAGATATTGAGCGTGAAATAAGAAACAGGTGGTGGGAGAAGCGCGGCATATCCGGTGAATTAAATCCCGACTATTTAACTGATTCACAGTGGACTCGCACCGCTGTTTATTTGGTTCTGTGGAAGTACGCATTGCCCCAGCTTACAAACTGGGTGGATGGTGATCGCTTCCAAAGCATGATTGATTTTTACAAAGCGAGATACGCTGAAGAGATCGAGGCAGTATTCCAAGACGGCGTTGAGTATGACGATGATAACAGCGGCACGATTGAGGGAGACGAAAAAACCCCAATTAATCACGGCAGGCTAATTCGCTAATGAATATAACTGTAGGCTCAAATGCTAATGACATTGCCAAGAGATTAGGCAAGAAAGGCAAAGAGCTATCAGCCAGCGTAAAAATGGCATTATCTGTTACGGCTCAGACTGGCGTAAACATTATTGAAGACCGAACGGCTAAAGGTCAAGGGTATAAAGGGGGGATGTTCCCCAATTACTCACCAAAGTATAGCGCGTTCAGAACCGCTAATGGTCGAGGGGTGATTCCTGATTTACAGTTCACAGGGCAGATGCTTGGCTCTATGACTACCAGAGCTAACAATAGGCAAGCAGAGATATTCTTTGCCAGAGCTACAGAATCTAAGAAGGCTGCAATGAACGATAAGAAGCGGCCATTTTTTGGATTTAATCGCCAAGAAGAAAAACAACTTGGCAAGGTATTTTTTAAGGCGTTGAAATGAGTGTTCGAGAAAACATAGCAAACAACATTGTAACAACGCTTCAAGCGGTAACATCGCCAGTAACTATTAAGTATGTCACCCGCGAGCCGTTTGATTTTAACAAGCTATCCAACGCGCAGTATCCGGCTATATTGGTTCGCAGTGCTGGCGAGGATAGAGAAGATTCTAGTCTGGGTGGTTCAATTACTCAGCGCATGGCGACTATAAATTATGAATTAGTTTGTTTTGTAAAAGCTGGGGTTATCGATACAGCTCGAAACAACATAATTGAAGCCGTCGAAGAAGGTCTTGATGTAGACAGGAAGCGTGGAGGCAATGCGCTAGATACGCAGATAATCAGCATTGAGATTGATGAAGGTTCAATCGACCCCATTGGCGGGGTTATAATGACAGTTCGCGTGCTGTATCAATACACTCGCGGCACAACTTAATTTTTTAATGAGGAAAGTAAGATGGCAACAACTACAGGTTCAAGCGGAGTAGTAAAGATTGCGGCGGCAGGTGGTTCTGTTGCTGTTGTGGGCGAAGTTCGCTCATTCACTTTTGACGGTTCAGCCGACACTATTGAAGATAGCGTTATGGGCGATACTGCTCGAAGCTATAAAGAAGGTTTGAAAACAAATACTTTGTCAATGGATGTTTACTGGGATGAAGCAGATGCCCAGCAGCTTATCCTTGATGAGCGTGCTTCAATTGATTTCGAGCTTTACCCTACTGGCACCGGCACTGGCGAAATTTATTTCTCTGGCAACGGCATTGTCACTAGCCGATCAATCACTGCATCTTTTGATGGCATGGTTGAGGCGAGCTTTGCAATTCAATGCAACGGAGCAGTAACCGAAGCTACAGCATAAGGGGGTTAAACCATGGGATTAGCTAAAGAGTTACGCAGTAGACGAAAGGTTGAGGCGCGTGAAGTTGTTGTGCCTGCGTGGGGTGACGATTCTGGAGCGTTTAAGTTGTATTGCAGGCCGATTACCTGTTATGACTTAGATCAGTTGCAGAAGAAGCACCCTGACTTTCTAAGCAATACCACTGTCGGTGCAATGGTGGATTTGATTTGCATGAAAGCAGAAGATGAAAGCGGCAGTAAATTGTTTTCTTCAGCAGAAGATCGCATTGATCTGATGGGCGAGGAAACTAATGTCATTTCTGAGATTGCTAATCAGATGTTTGCTCAAATCGAATCGGTCGAGGTAGCTGCAAAAAACTAAAAGCCGATCCGTTAAGGATGAATTTATTGTCTTTGGCTGATCGGCTGCACATAACAATTGAAGAAGCAGAAGAAATGCCACTTAACCATTTCTATGAGTGGGTGGCTTACTTTCAGATAATGAGTGAGTCTAATGGCTGAAAATGTAAGCATTGTAATTAAAGCGTTTGATAAAACTAAGCCTGCATTCAAAGGTGTAACAAGCGCATTATCTGGAATAACTTCCGCTGTATTTAGCATGAAAACCGCGCTGGTTGCAGTTGGTGGCGCGGCAGGCTTTGGCTATCTTGTCAGCAGCTCCCTTAAAGCAACGGATTCCTTAAAGAAAACAGCAGACAAAATCGGCACGACTACCGAAGCGCTTGGCGCTTTACGTTATGCGGCTGACCTTGCTGGCATTACAACGCAGACAATGGATATGGCTCTGCAAAGGTTTACTCGCAGAACCGCTGAAGCAGCAGCAGGGACAGGCGAGGCGAAGGCTGCTATTAAAGAGCTAGGAATAAACGCGCAAGAGCTTAACCGGATGCCTCTTGATAAGAGAATGGTTGTTCTTGCCGATGCCTTTTCTGGAGTTGCAAGCGAGTCAGACAAGCTCAGGCTTGCTTTTAAACTGTTTGACTCTGAAGGTGCTGCG